TGACGGATCCAATGTTGAAAAATTGCTAGTTGTGGCAGTAGCAACACTACCCTTAATAGTGATAGAAGTACCAGCAGGTCCCTGAACTCCTTGCGGTCCTTGCGGTCCCTGAACTCCTTGCGGTCCCTGAACTCCTTGCGGTCCTTGAGGTCCTTGCGGTCCTTGCGGTCCTTGAGGTCCTTGTATGCCTTGCGGGCCCTGTGGTCCGCTTGGTCCTTGTATGCCTTGCGGGCCCTGTGGTCCCTGAGGTCCACTTGGTCCCTGAGGCCCTTGCGGTCCACTTGGTCCCTGAACGCCTTGAGGTCCTTGTGGCCCTTGTGGGCCGGTTGGTCCCTGTGGTCCCTGTGGTCCACTTGGTCCCTGAACGCCTTGTGGTCCCTGTGGTCCACTTACACCTTGTGGTCCAGTTGGCCCGCTTGGTCCTTGTATTCCTTGTGGTCCTTGTGGACCCTGTGGTCCTCGAACACCTTGCGGTCCACTTAAACCTTGACCGCCTTGTGGTCCACTTGGTCCCTGAGGCCCTTGCGGTCCACTTGGCCCTTGTATGCCTTGTGGCCCTTGTGGTCCTTGTGGGCCAGTTGGTCCTTGTGGTCCACTTAATCCTTGTATGCCCTGAGGTCCCTGAGGGCCTTGCGGGCCAGTTGGACCCTGTGGTCCCTGAGGTCCTTGTGGCCCTTGACCTCCCTGAGGACCTGCGATTCCTTGTGGTCCTTGTGGTCCTTGAGGTCCCTGCGGTCCTTGAACGCCCTGTGGTCCCTGTGGTCCACTTACACCACTCGGTCCCTGTGGTCCCTGAGGTCCTTGTGGCCCTTGACCTCCCTGAGGACCTGCGATTCCTTGTGGTCCTTGTGGTCCACTTGGTCCTTGCGGACCAACAGGTCCTTGAGGTCCTGGAATGCCTTGTGGACCACTTGGTCCTTGTGCGCCACTTGGGCCTGTTGGACCTTGTGCGCCAACTGCTATTAATGTCCTGGCTTCTGGAACGGTAATATACTGACTTACTCCTGAATCTTGTACAACCAACAGAGTTTCGCCCTCAGTCGGATTGGTTAAGTGCGGTAAAGCAGTGAGATTCGGTCTAGTTGTCATTGTATTGTTACCTGTTTATCATATTAGATAGTATATTTATTACGGTAGAAATTAATTAGGAATAGATTATCAATCTTCGGGGATGATATCTGTTAAAGATTGTCTATGAAATCTTAGATATTTATCCACAAATTCACTAAAATCGACTCCTGAACTATGTTCAACGAATATTCTATCTACTTCGAAATCAATTGATTTAAAATTAAATTTTGATTCTTTTATATTTTGAAGTATTGATATTCCCTTACCGGGTAAAGTATAACATAACGGCATAACTTTAACGTACGGAGGATCAACTAAATTTGATTGTTCTAATGTTTTGATAAATTTTGGAACAAACAATGTATTAAAATGAACATCTTCCTTGAATGGGTCAAACTGCCCTCTTCCTACATAACTCCAATTAGTACCGCTATTTGAACTATGAAATACATGGCTAGAACCATCTGCTATTTCTCTCCCTACCTCGATTCCGGAGCCATTAGCTGGAGCAATACCAAATTTTGCTCCTAGATCCCCGTCGTACGATCCCGGAACAGTTGAAGGAATTTTCTCATAAATCATTTCAACATACTGATCTGTGCCATTGGTATATAACGAGCATTCAAAATCGTAAGCCGGAACAGCGGGAGTTGTAAATCTTTCAAAATAAGTTGATGATTGGTATCTCACTCTCCAATAATTAAATTTTCCAATAGTTCCGCTATCAGAAAATATGCCCGATATTTCACCAGATTCCAGTGGTCCACCACTAAGACTGCCGATAACTAAATCTATGTATTCCATGTATATGGTAGGAAATGGTATAGATCCAATAACTAAAGGACCAAACGGAGAAAAATCGCCGTTATGTGGTCCACCAAATGTTAAATATCCGTTGGTACTGAGATACAATTGCGTGTATGTTTGGCCATACATATTCCAACTAAATCCTAAATCAACTGGTCCTATGTAAACATCGTCGACAAACGTAGGTGAAATCAATTGATTAGGAAATCCCTTTCGTGATCTTGGACTTATTGAGACTGGACTAAAATTCAAATCGGTTGTTGTTAATGTAACAAATCTGTCTCGCATATTATCAACGCTGGCAGGATATACATTTCTATTGCCTATGTTTACTACAGAATTAGATTTTTCTATATTATCAATAATGTCTACATATACAACATCATAAGTAGGAATTCCTTGATCATTTTTAACAGTTACAATTTTAACATCGCCAAATGTTAATCTTCTTTTATAAAAATTTCTATATAAAGCAGGGATATAATCGAATATATTTTTTTGTTCAATTCCGTATTCTAATACAAATTTTAGATCGGTACTAACTCCAAAATTTACGTCTTCGGGTCTATACATCAGCGACGGTGTGAATATAGTAGCGCTATTGATAAAAGAATTATACTTGTTACGAATATCTCTAGATAATAATGGTTTTAAGTAAATATTTGTGTAAAGTTTACCATTAACATTAGGTAATACATCAATTACAAATTCTTTAATTGAATAGGCATATGGATATTCAGGACCCTCTAAATATGCGTCTAACGGATCAATTAATTCAGTAGCTACAATAGTAAAGGGATAATATCCATAATTGGCCGGTATTCCTATCAAATGTCCAGTTGTAGATAAACTTAGTCCATATGGAAGGTTCTGTTCAAAAGCAAATTCTTTGTATTGTATATTTGAAATATTTGATGTACCTGTAGCAATTAGATCTATGTCACAGAATACTCCCTGGGTAAGTGTTCCTAGGAATCTAGGAGAACTCCAGGTTATTGCTCTAGGTTCTGATGAACTAATAGATAATGTAAAAGTATTTGTGGCAGTAAGAGAAATATTGCCGCCATTATAATAAAAATTTGATTTGGTGGCATTTACTGTCAAATTATAAACTTGTAAATAATCGGTTGACGAATTAATATGGCCAGAAATATATCCAGATCCTGTATCTAATGTCATCCCGGCTGGCAAACGATCATAGGGGCCTGTACCATTAACTATTTCATAAGTTATAGGAGATGTTATAAACGGATTAGGGTCGTAAGCAGTAACAGGAATACATTGAGTTGTTCCTGCTTTAAAAGTTCCAAGATTAGTTCCATTTAAAAACTGAGGGGTTTGAATTTTAGAGATAGATATTATATCTTTTACAGTAACTTCTATAAAGAATGCGTAGCTAAATGTAAATCCTTGTTCGTCAACCACCACAATGGTGTACAAGGTTTTATCACTTGGCACCTTGGGCGTACCAGAAATTTCTCCAGTATTGGTATTAAACACTAACCCGTCGGGCAAATCTGGAGAAATAGTGAATGTGTATGGAGTTGTACCTCCTATTACTACCATCGGTGTAATATTGGTAGCAGTTGTTCCTCTCACATATGATTGGAAATTTGTTGTGGTAGTAAATTGTAAAACATCACCAATACTTAATGTAAATGATTTACTACTGGTTAGACCTTGCGTATCTGTTACTGTAACGGTGTATACAGTGGGATATATCTGAGAGTACGAAAGACTAGATATTTCTCCATTGTATGGATTAAATGCCAATGGAAAAGGTAATGCAAGATCGATAGAATATGTTAACGGACCAGTACCCCCAGAAGCCGTTACTGGTATAAACGGCTTAACCAATATTTGCTGCTGAATATTTTTACTGGCAATAGTTGCCGTTGTAGTTAACATAGATATTTTATAGTAATAAGTGACACAATTTAAGTGTATTCACAAATATTTACCAAAAATCTCTATCTATATTAATGCAATATTCTTTGGCTTATTTCATGTATATCATCAATTCCAAACATACTTAATATCATTCGTACTTCTTCTGGAGGATCTTCCATTAAATGTTCGGGTAGCATAAATGATTTTAAATTTCCATCTGGGCCTAAAATAAAACCATAATCATCTTTTCCAAAATCGTCAGTCTCTTCAAATTCTTCAATTTCCGCCGTTGCTAAAATATTACTTGGCATAAAATGCTCCAATTAGGTGTTTGTTGCGTTAATACGATCGTTAATCACTGACCAATTAATTGTCCTCCATATATTTTTTAAATATTTTTTCTTGTCTGATCGATAATCCAATGCCCAGGCATGCTCCCACCAATCTATTAATAATATAATATCTTGACGAATTTCGTGATTTTTAATGGTTTTTATTTTGCCATTGCGAGCAATATATACCCAGCCACTACCTTGTATACCCATTGCTGTCTTTTCGAAATCTTCTTTAAGTTGATCAAAGCTATCAAAATGTTTATTAATAAATTCTACACTTGCTCCAGTTGGTTTATTGCTGCCGGTTGGTTCTTTTAATTGTGGAAAGAAAATATTATGTAAAAATGCGCCTGCTCGATTAAATTCGGCATCTCCCTCGCCTTTGTTAAATCTATCTACATATTTTTTTGCCAATTCACCATAATGATAATCCAATGTTTCTTTACTCATGACAGGTGAAAGACCGTTACGATCGTATGGCAATGGTTCTAGTACCAATTTATCTACGTGGGTTTCGGCTTCTATAATAAGTTGTTTTAAATCAAGTAAAGTTTTTTGCATATTAGTATTTATTAATGGTTAAATAATAGTACATTTTTCTAAAAGGAAATACAAAATGTTTAAGAGAATCAAAGAGTTTTTTGTAGGAAAACCTACTCCGGTAGCAACACCCGCAACATTGGTTGACACAGTGCCTTACAAGGTTCCTGAACCAGCAGCAACAACGCCAATTCCGTTGATTGTTACTAACAGTAACCCTGCTGATAATGTGCCTGTAGTTGCGGAAGTAGCTGCTCCTGTGGTTGCGGAAGTAGCTGCTCCTGTGGTTGCGGAAGTAGCTGCTAAGAAGCCACGTAAACCACGTGTGCCAAAAGTAGAAAAAGCCCCAGCAACTGCCAAGGCTTCTACAAAAACTGCTAAAAAGACTGTTAAATCAACAAAAGTTTAATTATTTGGCCAGTTTGCGAAAGCAAACTTGGCCAAATTTTTATTCTAAATTAAATTGAGTTCCACCGCTCGATCGTAAACCATTCCTGATCCAAGGTTTTTTGACTTGCTTTCGCACATGATATCAAAGTTTTTCCAAAAGCCAAGAGCCCAATCAGTTACCGGCTGATTCCAATACCAGTCACTATGTGCTCGCAACTTTTGCTTTTTATATCCCAATTCAAGCAGTTTGTTATGATCTGGCGCAGCATCTAGATTGTGATCGATCAAAACATCTTCTCTGCTGACGCTGTAATGACATACCGGTCTTACACCGCGCCACGAATCAATCAAGCGTAGAACTCTATCGTCGGTGGGCTGAATGTATTCACCAGTACGGATCCAGTGGTGGTGTAGGTCAAGCACAAGAGCACAGTCGTTGACGAGTTCAAGGCTGGAATCGACTCCCCAGGACATTTCGTCGTTTTCGATAGTGATACAATTTCTTGCTTCGGGGCTAAGTCTCTTGAGGGCAGCGCGGATACCGGCTGGACCTTGTTTACCTGAGATATGCACATTGATTTTGAAATCCTGGAATGATTTACCGTAGCCCATCCACTTGGCCATATCAGCATGATATTCAAACTCCTCTATTGATCTGTCAACAATACCCGGATTTTCACTAGCCAATACACAAAACTGACCTGGATGAAAGCTAAGTCTCACATCTAGTCTACGTGCTGTTTCCCCGATGGGAGCGAATATCTTTTCAAGATGATCCTGTATTTCACGACGTTGCCACCAGGACTGCCAATCTTTTTCTGTATAGCCTTGTAGCATTTCTGATCCGATACGGACCATTCTACGCTCTGGCGGCAGTTGAGCCACACGCTCAATCATGTTAACTGCAGCCGTGGTATTGTGATTCATGATGTCCCATTGACGCTGTTCAGCTTCCAGCGGATGCTCACGAAGCCATCGCATGGTTGTGCTACGACCATTCAATTCTCTATTAGCAGCATTAACTTTCATGCCTTTGACTTCGCTAGCATCATCGAGCCACTTGCAGGCATAACCAATTCGTTTAATCACTTTTCAACTTTCGATAGAGTCCATGAACCGTTGTTGTTATCTTTCCAATCTAGTACGTCGCCTTCTCGCCAACCCTGCTGATCTAAAAAGTCCTGCGGCAAGGGCATGACAAGATCACCGCTGCCATCATCTGCTTCTTCTAGAGTAACTGTCCAGGATGTTGCGGTAGTCATTTTAGTCGAACTCCAGCAAGTTTATAATTAGCATACACAATAACCGCATCAAACAGGGCCATTACGTAATGTTGATTGGATAGATGATTAATGCAAGATAGCACCATCCATCCAATAATAAACCAAGTAATTTGATCTTGATTTCGAACGTACCATTGTTTAAATGTATTCATTTCTTACTCCTAATCATGTTAATAACTTCCAATGCCTCTGAAAAATATCCAGCATCTAGATGCTGTTCGATCGCTTCTTCAAACATTGCAGCTAAATCAATCATAATAAAATCTGTAGTATACGGTTGTTTCCACGAGATTGTGTATGAAATTTTCTTGTCATCCATGTTACCACTCCTTAGTAAGTGCATGATGCACTAAAAATTGTTTAAAAGCACGATACACTGCTACACCCTCTTCCTCATCTACTGGAACTTTTTTGCCCCTAACATAGAAACCGTCTTCTGTAATTTTGAGTATTTCAGCAACCCCGCCTCGAAAAGTAATAGCATTTTCTGGAGGAGAAGATACCGTAAGTACAGAGTCTGTATTGCTAGGTTTAATATAAAATAAAGGAGAACAAGTTTGCGACATAATACTATTATACAGTAGTTCTCTTAGTAGGTCAATCTGTTTGTTTAGTTTTGTAATACCAGCCTGTGGCAATGTATTTTGGTTGGGTATAAACAGTAAGACCGCGATGAACATGAGTCATACCAGCTGGCCACATAACTACCGTTCCTTGTGTGGGACGTATTTTACGACATTGGAATAAAAATTCAGTCTCCGCCTCACCTTCTGGCATGTCATTAAGATAAATCATCCAAACCAATTCTCTCGAATGTGATTTTGGTCCATCGCCATTTTCGTAATGCCACTGGTGATATCCCCCCAATGGCATTGTGCGCTGAACCTTAATATTCATACGATTACTCATACCAACTGAAGCCAATTGTCCAAAATTATCTATATATTCCATAAGACAATCGTGGAGATAGTACAAATATCTATCACATATCTCAAATTTATTATAAACAGCGTTTTCTAAAAATATAGATAAATCTTTTCTACCTAAATTTTTATTATCAAACTGATAGGAATTATTAGTAATGTATTCTTTAAATTCAGGATTTTGAATAATATTTTCAAAACTATTAATTGTTTCCTGGCACAATGCTGGATCAATTAAATTGGGCCATATACGAATAAAGTCTTCCATACCATACTAATACTTTTTTATTTGTACAATACCATATTGCTGATATAACCAGGCAATGAAGTTTTCAATTTGTAAATTTGGGCCCACTTGTTCGATATAAACGCTATAGGCCATTGATACTCGTTCTAATAAATCTTTATCATTCATGTTAATCCTGAAATTCATTGTCCTCACGATGCCCTTGTCGGCCTGCCATGTTACTATCTGTCTCACGAACTTCTACTTTACAGCACCAAACACGGGCTGCTTCTTCACTACCGCAGTTGGGCAAGAAGATTGTGTTGACATATTCATATAAGAAATCAGCAATGCCTTCACATCCTGTCTTTTCTACTTCTGTAATTTTGGCCAGTTTAAGTCTGCCCAGTTCCAGCAAGTGATCACGCATGGGATCGTCCTGTGCTACTAGCAAGGTGTGATCAAACCAATCTTCAAGATTTGCCTTGAGTGGTTTTAAGCCACCAAAATCTGTACACCAGTTTCTGGCATCTAGTGTATCACATTCAAATTCAAAGTGAAAACTCATTGCGTAACCGTGAATTAGATTACAGTGACTTTGGGCACGCCATTGACGATATGCAACGGGTCCAATTTGTTTGTACGTTTTTGTACTGAAATATTTCTTTGCCATTATGTTCTCCTATGTATAATTATAGCATAGGCAGCAGAGTTTGTATAGCGGGATGATGCTTAGAGACCGCTTAAACTTATTTAAGTTTTTGTAAATCTTCTTTAGCTTTTTTAAGCTCAGTAGAAATATCTTTTATCATTTCTAGTTCTATGTGTCTATTACGAATAGATTTTATCATGATATACGCAAATAAACTCCAACCTATAAAACCGCCCAGGAATAATATTGCTAATATAAAATAATATTCCTGTTGTGACATAATTGTTTCCTTAAAGTAAAATATTTAACCTACTTTAGGAGCGAGTTTAAATACAATTTAACGGCTTTGAACAACTTTATCGGCAAGACCAAAATCAACTGCTTCCTGGGCAGATAAAAATGTATCAAATTTCATAGTTTCAAACATTTCCAAATAGGTCTTACCGGCAGTATTATGTTTAACATACAATTCAGTCAAGCGTTCATTGATATATTTTGACTCTTCAAATCCACGTTTGGCATCTTCAAACTGTAGGTCTTGGACATGTACGCTACCATTTGTTCCTCGTGTACCAGAACTAACACGATGAATCATGGTGCGGCTTTCCGGCAATACAAACCGTTTGCCAGCAGAACCGGCATTAGCAAGGAATGATCCCATACTACATGCTTGACCCATTACATATGTACATACATCTGGTTTAACAAATTGCATAACATCATACACACTTAAACCTGCCGTAACTAGCCCACCTGGGCTATTAATATAAAGATGAATATCTTTTTCGCTATCGGCGCTCTCTAAATGTAGCATTTGTGCCACCACAAGATTTGCGCTATGATCATCTACAGGACCATTTAAGAAGATAATTCTTTCGTTTAAGAGTCTCGAAAAAATGTCAAATGCTCGTTCGCCTTGACCTGTTTTTTCGATTACCATTGGTACTAACATAGTTTCCTTATTTTATTGGAGAGCTATCGGGCTTACGATAACACGGGGTTCGATGAACACAGGTTTGGCTTTGCCATCCTTGTGATCTACACATAGGACCCAAGTACCATCAGCACTGGCTGGGCTGTACAATCCGTTGGGATCTGCTTGAGGAAGTGTAATATTGCCATGTACTTCATACACTGGTTTCTGTGGATTGGTGTACTGTGTAGCATAAGGCAAGCCATAACCAATACTATCGCACACTTTGGTCAATTGGTTGTTCATGCCAACCAAATAGGTTGTAGTGGCCACATTCTTATCGCGTAGTTCAAGAATATCCTTCATCATGCGCTTTTCAGCAAAGTTAACGATAGCAGGCATACCAACTTGCTGTACAGCCTGAAGGCTCAATTCTTCCTGTTTCTTACGTTCAATTTGACCTGAGGTCGGAGGAGTTTCCAAACAAGCAGTTAACAAGGCCGCAAAGGGCAATACCAATAGAAGTTTTTTCATTTCAATTTCTTTCCAAAAAATTTACCAAGGTTAAAACAGACGACCCCTAGGACCGCTCCTGCGGTCACTAGCCCAAGCGTCATCAAGATTTCTGCTACGATCATTTTGCGATTTTAGGCAGCGGATATGGAACACGGTTTGTAGGAGCACATACACCGTCTTCGCTGGCAAACTGTTTGGTCTTGAAGTCTGAGTCTTCCAAACAGCTGGTATTAGCTGACACAGTAGAACACTTGACCTTGACCAATCGTGACTTAGTTGGATCAACGAAATCCATAGTAGCCCAACCGTCGCCTTGCGGGCAAGCATTGGATTGAGTGGAGTCCCCGCGGCCCACAATATCCCAACCCTTGAACAAAACGTTTTCTTGACGATAGCGTTGAGCGTTGAACATGGCGTTTTCACGAGCTGTGCCTTTAGCATCTTCCAGATCCTGGAATGATACTTCGTGCTTCTCATTACATGCAGACAACGCACCTGCGCCTAATACTGCGGCCAAAGCCAATTTTACGATTACGAGTTTTTTCATGATTAATTTCCTGCTTTCAAAGAGTTATAAAAATTACGAAGATTAGGAGGCATCTTATCTTCGGGGTACACACTAAAACGGTGTAGGGTGATAGCACGGAGAGCATCTTTCTGCTCTGCCGTCGCTTTGACGTATTCCATTTGGAGATTTTCCAAATCACGGATCATACCATCATTGTATTGTTCGCTTTCTTTGAATACCTGATTATCCGCTTGGCGATATTTGGGGGCAAAGAATTTGTACGATTCATAACCTAAATAACTCAGTCCAAAAATTGCGGCAACACCAATTGCGATTGCTATAGTAAATGCCATTGCGTCTTTAAACATATTATACCTTTTCGTAAGTTTGATTAAAAATATCTTTTTTGACCACACCGTAGTCATTCGGACCATGACGTACTAAAACATCTTCGCCTGGATTATAGTGTAACTTCTCACCCCAACTGGTGTCAACTGTTCCGGCACGATCGGCTACCTTGGCCATTTTAATGATCTTCTTGGGAGTACACATACCATCGCCCAAATCATCTTTTAGTTTGCTGAATGTTTCTGGACTGATGGGATACTGTTCACCTTTTGGACCAGTCATGATGTAATATCCTGCTGGATACTTTACTGGACCTTCTAGAGTTTGAATGGTGCCAGGTTCCTTGGCAATTTCGTATCGTTCTTTAGCGGGTCGTTTGTAGGCTTGGAAGCCGTCGTTGAACCAATCGTCAGTGATACCTTCCATTGATTCCACAATATTAATATACCGTTTGATCATCGATATTCCTTGTCTATCTTAATATTGGTCAATCCTGCTACCACTTGGAATCGATCCCAGGCAATTTTTGCTGATGGATTACGCTCTAGCTCACTATCAGGCAAACAGGTCTCTAACCAGTATTCGGGACGTCGAGCAGGATGGGCTCCAAACTTGCGGGGTTGATGCAACTTACCTTGTTCCCACAATGTGACACTGACATCACGGAACTTGGCTTCGTCTTCTTTGCTGCCGTAGGCATAGTCACTCCATTCAGCAGCAGTCATTCCACCATAAACGTATCCTTCCCAAATGCCTGCCCACTGTTTGTCATCGTTGGGATCAAAGTTGGTGCGGGCAATAACTACCAACACATCATCAATATCTACTCGTCCTTCAACAATGTCAAGGATGCAACGACTGTAGCTAAGTCCGATTTTCATTTTGTTCTTTCTCTTTCTTCTCTATATCGTATTTTAATACCATTCGATACAAAGGTTCCATTTTTTCTTGAAATACATGTGGCGCCTGTTCAGCCGCCCTTTTCATATCCCACTCGCTGGGATAGTGTCGTAAACACCATCGAGCATCGTCTTTGATTTTTTTCGGAACTCGCGGAGTAGCTAGGATTTCTTTCAAAAACTTTTCAG